GCACCTTGTTTATAAATTTCAAATGTTTTTTCTAGTGCTTTATTTAAATCAGTTAATGGCGAAGAAGCGCCATGGCGAGGCATTTGCTTTAACTGAATAATAAGTTGCGTATGATTGGTCATATAAAACGTTCCATTTTATATAAATATTTACAATGGAGATTTTACGATTTTTTGTTTTTGTCTAGATTGCTGTTTAGAACGTTGTTGTTCCGCACGTTGTTCCGCTTCTTCAGTCATTTTATTGATTTTTTTAATCCAGAATCTACGTATGTATACTGGCATTGTGTATAACGTTTCCCAGTCCCATCGGCCGGCGCCATACCAAACTAAATTAAATAAACTTTCGTGAAGTGCTACTCGATCTTCTGGCTTAAAACCAAAAAAAGTCTGTTCCAATTGGAAACCCGGAGATGAAGGTGCTCCCATCTTCACCTTCAAATTCATATTTCATATCTAAATCTGGAATATTTTTTGCTACAAATGTTCGGAATTTTTTTGCATCTCGAGCTAAGAATTCATAACGAATAAAATTTTTGATGTCTTCTAAATTTCTAGTATCATTAATTTGAGTAATTGTTCTTTCTAAAAATTCAGAAATTTTTAAATCTTCACCGTCTCCTGTTGATAAAAATCTAAATTTTAATCTAGTTCCATTATCTAATGTGTAATCAAATTCTCCATTCTCATCTGATTCTAATTCGAACTGTTTAGGAAGCAATTTAGTTAAATCAATAACGCGATTAAGTTGTTTTTCAGTTTTAGGATCAGTAACAATAACTGGATATTCTTTTCCATAGCTTAATATGCGAGCTGCAATAATCAAACCATTTTTATCAATTTTTGAAACTGTGTTATAATCTACAGGTGTTGTGATTAAAGCTTCTAGCAATTTATCTAATACAATACCTTCTCGCATATATGATGGATTTGTTAAAATATCTTCATCATATGCAGTCATGTAACGCATTTCAATTTTTCCGGTACGAAGTGGGTGTGTTTTTGGATAAACTTGTCCATTAGTAATCAATTGGATTACTTCACTTGGAATAGTTTTTCTTTTGTCTTGTTCGTATTGTTGTTTTGCTAATAATATTAGATCTTGATTTGAAACTCGGTCTGTTAATCCGCTCATTTAAAACTCCTATAACTTTATTATAAATATGTATGAACATGAAAAATGGGGGCAAAAGCCCCCATTAAATTGTGATTCTTAATATTGATGAATTGCGTAATCGTATTTTAAAGTTAATTCGATAGTTACAGCATCTTCTGTAGCCCAATCCATTGTACCAAAATTTGCATCTAATATAAATGCACCTTTCAATGTCCAGTTTTCAATTTTTTCACCTAATGAAGATAATGCATAAAATTCAATATCTTTTTTATAATCTGATGAATATCCGTCTCGACCTGTTAATGATTCGTGGTGTAAACGAATCCATTCCATTACTGTTTGTGCACCTTCGGAAGTTACTGGATCATATAAAGTAATAGCCACATCATTCCAACGAGACTTGCCTTTTACTTTGCGATCGATGTTGATGTGATCTAAAACAATTTCGCCGTTGGTAATGCTAGGACGAGCTGCTGCTTTAACTAGGTATGCAGGAATATTAGTACCAGCCATCTGCATAATAAAACGATTTGTATATTTCGGTTCCCATGCAAATGCATTATTAAATAAATCGTCTTGACTAATGTCCGGTAAAGTTGGAGTCAATGCCATGTTGTATCCTCTTTTTTCTTTTTATATAAATATTGGCAAAGTAAAAAAAGGTAGAACCGAAGCCCTACCTTTTTATTCAGTGAATTTAAACTATTAATCTCCAATCGCAGCACCAGTTGGTTGAATATTAAAGTCTAAGACAATAAATTCAGCCGTTCTAGTCGGTTGAAGGAATAATTGACCATATAAAATATTTTGATCAATTAAGTCTTGCGTATTATTTGATTGGTCCATAATAACTCGGAATTGATATAATCCTTGACGATTCTTAACTGATTCTAAATAAGGATTAACAATTGCTAAGAAACGCAAACGAGTTGCATCTGTATTTTGTTCAAACAATAAATAGCGTGTTGATGATGCAATAAATTTCTTAACTTCAATCAACAAACGACGCACATTTACGCGGTCTAATGCACTTGGTTTAGCTTGTAGTGTCTTTTGACCCCAAATAACTACTCCTTCGTTAGGGAAGTTCGCAATAGGGTTAACGCGTGCATCATACAATGTATCTCGATTTGATTGAGATAATCTTACATATGTATCAGATACTCGACCTAAACCACCACGATTCAATCCTGCTGGGGCATACCATGGATTTGCTACACTGTCATTAAATGCTAATGCACCTGGTACAACTACTGAAGGTGGTACCCATAATGGAACGTTATTTGATGGATTGGTAATTCTTACCCACGGCCAATATGTTGCAGTATAGCTACTATCGATAGTCGTTACTTGATTAACTACCGTTGAGATATTATCAGTCAATGCATTTGAATCCATCACATAGAATGTATCTTGACGTGCTTCTACTAAATTTTGAGCTAAATTAGTTACTGCAGAATGAAGACTTGTTACGATACCTGGGGTAACTAACAATTTCATATCATAATAATCTGTATTACTTAATAAATTAAATGCTTTATTATAAGCTACAGTTCCAGTTGCTGATGCGGAAGAACAATCAAAACCAAATGTATTAGATGCAGCAAGATTTGCTCCCGAATATTTTTTTAAGTTTGGTTTAGAACCGTTAAACCCGCCTTGGAATGGAACTGCAAATTTACGAGTTGTTATAGAAACATTGTCAGTAAATGTTCCAGCATTCAATGCAGTTTCCAATGATCCCGAATATGCAGATGTCAATGTTGGGAAACCAACTTGTGCATCTTGAGATATATCTCCTAAATAGAAATCAACGCTGCTTCCCGTTGTTGAACCAGAAGTAGGAGTAGCTCCTAAATAACTCATGTTGCTAGCAGCGCCAAAATTAAATCCAAAGAAATTATTTATACTGAATTGACCCGTTGCTGCTTGTGATGTTACATATTGAGCTGCACGTAAATTTAATGATCCAGATGCATTTGGAATTGTTGACAATGGAGCACGGAATCCGAATGGAAACAATGTTTTATCATTTGTTTTATTTGTTACGCCTTCTGTAACTTCTACACGAATGTATTTAGATTGATTCGGATAATCTCCAGAAACTATTAAATCTCCGTCATTAGTTACTGTTTGGTAACGATCGCCAATAACTCTAGCAATATAACGAGGTGATGTTGGATCTAAATTAACATTTAAGAATGATTCAACTGCCGGTGAAGAATCTGTATCAGAAATCAAACCGTAAATTGAATTTGGAATGTTTGCAGTATTAACTCTGCGTACTTCAACTGAGAATGTTGGATATCCATTCGGATCAGATACTTCAGATGAAGTTCTAATGTCTCTAATTGCAACTTTTGTTTCGTAGTTAACATTATCACCATGAGATAAAGTATGGAAACGAAGCAAATTTTTAGCTACACTACCAATTTTTTGAGATGTAAGCCATGGCGTTGCTGCTGTTTGATAATCTTGTAAAAATTCGTAATTAGATAAAATTGCTAACTCAGTAGTAACTTGAGCTAAATCAGCAAATAACGTATACGCTGTTGGATTTTCATATTGCACATAAACTGGATAATCTATAGATTTTGGCGAATTACCAAATACTTTAGATAAATACTTGTTGCTTGGTTGTACAATTGAACCTGAAATAGCAACACCTTCTGCAACTAAGAATGATCCATCAAAACCAATTGCTGAATCTGATCCAGCTGCATATGATCCTGAAATTTTAATTGCAAAATTTCCCGAGCCTGCATCTTGTATTAATGAATTTTCAAATAATGATGTTGCACCTGTAGTTGTTACTGCTTGAGTTGGGTGTAATACATGTGTTACGAGTTGCGTTGAACCTGATTTTGCAATTATAGCTAATGCACCATTTGTTAACTTATATCCATCTTCATACAATAAACGTGTTACTGTAATAACTCCTCCACCTTGGCGTAAATAATCTTCTACTACGAAAGGAACATATGACTCATCTGTATATGAACCAAATGTTGCAACAAATTCTTGATAGCTACGTACTGGTGTAGGAATTAATGCTGGTCCTTTTTGCGTAGGACCTACGATTGCTGCACCAATTTGTGCAATTCCAGGTGCTAAAAACGATTGATCTACTTCGTTTGTAAATACACCTGGAGAAACTAATCTTTCTGCCATTTAATACTCCTATGATTTTTTATTTATAAATATGGGTTTATTGAGTCAAACCTGAATCCGGAGTAAATGTGCCTTCAGCTAAATTAATTTGTCCTTCTCCATAACGCTCTCGCATTTTTTCTAGTAATTCTTGTTCTTGTTTACGCAATGATTCAAACTCATTATATAATCGATCTTGTTCTGCGTTTAAGAACTGTAATCTTCGATCAATTGCAATTTGCTCTAATGAAACTGATCCTAGATTATTTGCATTTTCTGCAAATGAACTGCGAAGCTGTTGCAATGATTCTAAATGTTCTTTGTCTAATTTTCTTGTCATTTTTTCCTTTATTAATTTAACATGAATTTTTCTGCATGTTTTGGTTTATTGCTAATATCTTTAATTTTTTGTACTATGCGCGGATCAACAAAATCTGGATGAACCCACCAATCTTCATATGGAGAATGATCATCTGGTGCTATGTTACTAACAACTAATTCATATCCAAATGATTCTAAATATTTTCTACTTTTTTCTCGAATACTATTAGTTTCATCAACATATGCATCATGTTCAAATGTTATAACTTTAAATTTATAATTCCAAAAAGGAATTTTAGTTAAAGCTGCATATGATACTGTAGGTGGATCGCAATCAATTTGCAAATAATCTATAACATTTGAATTTAATTGTGTTATTATGCTATTATAATCTGCTTTTGTTGCATCTGCATGTATAACCGTATTT